TCCGCGCGCGTCCGTCACGCCCGAGTACCGCGAGCTCGTCGCGCGCGCGCAGGCCCCGTACCTCCGCCTCGTCGTCAACGCGATCGTGCAGGGGCTCTACGTCGAGGGATACCGACGAAGCGACGACCCCGACAATGCCGACGCCTGGCGTTACTGGCAGATCAACGGCATGGACAAGCGTCAGATCAAGCTGCACCGCGGCGCGCTCACCTACGGCACCGCGTACATGCTCGTGCTGCCCGGCGAGACGCACCTCGGCGAGAAGATCCCCGTGATGCGCGGGCACTCGCCGCGCCGCATGATGGCCTTCTACGACGACCCGGTCGAGGACGACTGGCCGCTGTACGCGCTGCGCGCTGATCCGATGAACTCCTCACGGAACTCGGGCTGGAACGTCAAGGTCTACGACGACGACGCGGTCTACTCGTTCACGTGCGACGCCGGCGGCGGCGACATCAAGCCGATCGGCGACGAGGCGCACGACACCGGAATCTGTCCCGTCGTCCGCTTCGAGAACTCCGACCTCGAGGACCGATCCGAAGGTGAAGTCGAACCGCTGATCCCGGTCCAGGCGCGCATCGACCAGACGACGTTCGATCGCCTCGTCGTGCAGCGATTCGCAAGCTGGGTCGTCCGAACAATCGCCGGGATGGAAGCGCCGGCACAGGCGCAGGATCCCGAGAATCCGACCCCGCAGGAGATCGCCGCCGCGAAGCTACGGCTGCGCGTCGAGGACATCCTCGTCGCCGCGGACAAGGACACGAAGTTCGGCAGCCTCCCCGCAACGCCGCTCGACGGCTTCAACGCCGCGCACGACGAGGACCTCAAGGACCTCATCGCGACGTCGCAGACCGCGCCGCACTACATGCTCGGACAGCTCGTCAATCTCTCGGCTGAAGCACTCGCCGCCGCGGAACTGGGTGCCGAACGGAAGAAGGGCGAGATCCAGACGTCCTACGGCGAATCGTACGAGCAGGTGTTTCGACTCGGCGCGCTGATCATGGGCGACAAGGGCGGCGCCGGCGACACCGAGGCGCAAGTGCGCTGGCGCGACACCGGCTCACGGTCGCTCGCGCAGGTCGCCGACGCGATCACGAAACTCGTCGTCGCCGGCGTGCCGCTCGAGGTGCTCCTCGAGCTGATGCCGAAGTGGTCGCAGCAGGACGTCGATCACGCGGTCGATCTCATCGAGCATGGCAAGGGCGTCGAGATGCTGATGAGCCAGCTGAACCCGCCGCCCGCTCCAGCTCCTGCGCCCGTTCCCGCTCCTACGCCGGCTCCCGTCCCGGCCTGATGGCGTCGTCCGCGCTCGCGGTCCGACTCACCGAGACGCATCGACTCGCTCAAGCACGTCTCGGGAACATCACGAAGCAGCAAGTCGAGGCGCTCTGGCCCGCGCTCGACCTCGATCGCCTCGACGCGACGTTCCCCGCATGGCTCGAACAAGTCAACCGCGTCGTCGGCAGCGCGCACGCGCTCTCCGCGTCGACCGCTGCCGCGTATTACGCGACCTTCCGTCGCCTGGAGCTCGGGCCCCACGCGAAGCCGATGACGCCGATACGAGCGACCTTGAACGGCGACGCGCTCGCGACGTCGATGGAAGTCACCGGACCCGTCGCGATCAAAAGCGCGCTCTCGCGCGGGGTCGCGCTGCTCGACGCCGCGGCAACTGCACGCGCGGGCTCTGCGGGCGCGGCATTGCGGCGCGCGCTCTCCGGCGGGCGCGACACGATCAGCGAAACCGTTACCGAAGATCCACGCGCGCTCGGCTGGGCGCGCGCCGCGGACGGAAACGCGTGTGCGTTCTGCGCCATGCTCGCCGGCCGCGGCCCGGTCTACAGCGAAGACTCGGTCGACTTCGAAGCGCACGATCACTGCACCTGCTCGAGCGAACCCGTCTACGACACGGACGCACCCTGGCCGGAGCACTCGGAGCGTTACCGCCAGATCTACAACGACGCCACCGCGGATGTCCCGGTCGGCGGAGATCTGCTCAACGCGTTCCGCCAGGCGTACGAATCGCGCCCGGCGTAGCGAACCGCACGCGGCCGCGATGGCCGCGTGCGGACATCCCACGGGGCGCGATGCCCCACGAAACCGAGAGGACCCGCGATGGATCCCGACCCGAAGCCCGACCCGAAGCCGGACCCCGCGCCCGACCCGAAGCCGGACCCCGCGCCCGACCCGAAGCCGGACCCGACGGCCGGCGACGACCTCGAGAAGATGCGCGCCGCGCTGAAGAAAGCGAACAACGAGGCCGAGACGCATCGCAAGAAGCTCAAGGAGCTCGAGGACGCCGGGAAGACCGAGCTGCAGAAGGCGAGCGATCGCGCGGCCGAGGCCGAGAAGGAACTCGCTGGAGCGACGACGCGCGCGCTGCGCGCCGAGGTCGCGCATGCGAAGGGTCTGCCCGCCGCGCTCGCGAAGCGCCTGACCGGCGCGACGCAAGAAGAGCTCGAAACCGACGCCGACGAGTTGCTCGCGACGTTCGGCGGCTCCGAGGACAAGGCGAAGCCCGCCAGTCGACCGAAGACGAAGTTGAAGCCCGGATCGGGCTCGAGCAACGACGACGACGATCCGGACGAGAAGAACCCGCGCAAGCTCGCCGACCAAATCCCTCGGCGCTGAGTTCCCCGCACGTCGCCCGGCACGGTGACGGCGGTCGCATCCCCTGAGACCGAGGAGGTCCCGCCGTGCCGGACAACGTGTTCATCAAGGCACAGAAGGTCGTGCTGGCCGCTCTCGGTCTGCTCGAGCGCGAGATCACACTTCCCGCGCTCGTGTGGCGTGACGCCGGCGGCAGCTTCGCCGGCGTCGCGAACGACACGATCTCGCTGCGCGTGCCCGCGTACGTCAACGCGCGGACGCGCGTGCTGCGAAGCGGTCGGCCGATCACCGTCGACAAGCTCGACGAGACGAAGGTCGACATCACCCTCGACACCGACGTCTACAAGGCGATCGCCGTCACCGACGAGGAGATGACCCTCGACATCGCCGACTTCGGCATGCAGGTCATCACCCCGATGGTGCATGCGGTCGCGCGCGGCGTCGAGGACAGCCTCGGCGACACGATCGTGAACGCCGACTACGAGGTGTCCGTCGATCTCACCGAGGACGACCCGTACCTCGGTCTCGTCGACGCGCGCACCGCGCTGAACAACGCGAAGGTGCCGCGCTCGGGTCGGTTCCTCGCGGTCGGGTCCAACGTCGAGGCGGCGATCCTGAAGTCGGATCGCCTCTCGAAGTTCGACTCGACCGGCGACAACACCAACTCGGCGTTGCGCGAGGCGTTGATCGGCCGCATCGCGGGATTCACCGCGATCGGTCACGACTCGCTCGACCCCGACGTCGCGGTCGCCGCGCACCAGACGGCGTTCGTGCTCTCGATGCAGGCGCCGGTCGTTCCCGACGGCGTCACCTGGGGTGAGTCGCAGTCCTACGCGGGTCTCTCGATGCGCGTCATCAAGGACTACGACTTCCTCAACGTCCAGGACCGGTGCCTCGCCGACGTGTTCGTCGGGTCGAACCAGGTCAAGGACCGGGGCACGATCGACGACAACGGCAAGTTCGTGCCGTCCGACGACGGCACGGACACTCCGATCCTGGTGCGCGCCGTGAAGTGCACGCTCGAGGGCGCGGGCTCGTCCTGATCGGATGGGGCTGCCAGCGTTCGCTGAGATCGACGACCTGATCGCCCGACGACCGTCGGGCGTGACAGATCGCGACCGACCGCGCGCGCTGGCAGCCCTCGACGATGCGTCGACCCTGATCCGTACGCTCACGGGCCAGGACTGGACGACAACCGACGACGACGACCACGTCGTGCTCGCGGCCGCGCTGCCGCCGATCTTTCTGACGGTCGCATGCGCGGCGGCTCGCCGAACGCTCGACAACCCCGACGGGTTGCAGTCTGAGTCGCTCGGCGGTTACAGCGCGCAGTTCTCGCTCGGCGATATCTACCTCACCGACACCGAGGTGAAGTTCGTGCGCCGCGGTGCGGGGATCTCGGAAGTGTTCACGCTTGCGACGACGCGCGACCCCGTTGCCGCCGGGCTCGAGACGCCGCCCGTGCTCTGCGCGGTCACCGGCCAGGAATTCGTCGACGTCGATCCGCCCGGCGATCCGCTCCTCTGGGGCGGGCCGGCCGAATGACGCGGATCGTTGCGGTCACGCCGCTGTATCCGCCCGCGTCGCGCGTCGGGGCATGGCTCGCGACACACGAGCTACTCGCCCACCTCGCGCGCCGAGGACTCGACGTGACCGTCTACCGGCGCTCGTCGGAGTCGCGGCCCTATGTGCTCGACAACATCGAAGTGAGGCCCGGGCGGGACGTCCACGCGCTCGACGCGGCGATCAGCGAAGCGGATCTCGTCGTGTCGCATTGCGGCGACGACGGCATGGCGCACTTCCTCGCGCGCGAGCACGACAAGCCGAGCGTCCGCATGGTCCACGGCCAGTTCGACGACCTCGATACGCGGCTCGAAGGCGCTGCGCTCGCCGTGTTCAACTCGAGCGCGCTGCTCGCCGAATCGCGTTGGTCGGGCGCGACGACCGTGATCCATCCGCCCGCACGCGCGGACGTGCACGCGGTGCCCGGCGATCGAGTCACCCTCGTGAACCTCTCGGCCGCGAAGGGCGGCAGTCACCTGTGGCAGCTCGCGAAGCTCATGCCCCGCACGCAGTTCCTCGGCGTGAAAGGCGGCTATGGGCTCCAGCCCATCTACCGCCGATCGAACGTCGAAGTCCTGAAGACAACGCCTCGGATGGCGCGCGTGTACGCGCGTACGCGGGTGCTGCTGATGCCGAGCGCGCTCGAGACGTTCGGTCTCGCCGGAGTCGAAGCGATGAGCTGCGGCATCCCGGTCATCGCGCACCCGACGCCGGGCTTGCGCGAATCGCTCGGTGACGCCGGGATCTTCGTCGATCTACAGAACATGGCCGGCTGGGTTGCCGAGATCGAGCGCCTCGCCGACCCGGTTGCATGGGCGAGCGCGAGCGCGGCCGGGCTTCTGCGCGCCGAGGAGCTGGAAGCCGAGGACAGTCGAGCCCGGTTCGCCGACGCGCTCGACGCGCTCGACGTGAAGGTCGCAGCGTGATCGTGTCCGTGATCGTTCCCTACCGACCCGTCGACACACACCGCGCGCGAGCGTGGGAGCGCGTCAGCTGCGAGTGGGAAGGCTTCGACGTGCGCACCGCTGATGACGGTGGCGAGCCGTTCTCGCGGGCCGCGTCGATCAACCTCGGCGTCGACGGTGGTCGCGACGCCGAGGTCTTCGTGGTCGCCGACGCCGACATCCTCGTCGACCGGCGACAAGTCGACGCCGCGGTCGCGCTCGCGGCGCACGCGCCCGGGCTCGTGATCGCGTTCGACCGCTTCGCGTACCTCACCAAGCAGGGAAGCGACCAGATCATCGACGGCTACCGCGGATCGTGGGAGCCGTTTATCGAGTGGTCTTTGCAGGACACGGTCTCGAGCTGCGTCGCGTTCTCGCGTGAGACATGGGAGCTCAGCGGCGGGTTCGACGAACGCTTCCGGGCCTGGGGACCCGAGGACGTCGCGTTCGAGGTCGCGTGCGCGACGTTGGCCGGCCCAACCCGCCGGATCCCCGGCACCGCGTGGCACCTCTTCCACGCGCCCGAAGGAACGCGGCCCGGCCATCTGCGCGGCTACCTCGACGAGTACCTGCGCCTCCGCGACGACCCCGACGCGATGCGCGCGCACATCGAGGCGGTCCGTCAGGCCGCGTGATCCCGAAGCAGCTCCACCGAGTGTGGCTGGGGCGCGGCGAACGTCCGAAGGAGCACGACTACTCGGTCCAGTGGGCGCGCACGAACCCCGAGTGGCAGCTGCGCACGTGGACCGACGAGAACGTCGAGCAGCTGTTCCCGCTCGTGTCGCAGCGCCTGTACGACACCGCACCGACGGTCGTGCATCGCGCCGATCTGATCTACGTCGAAGCGGTGCGCGTGTTCGGCGGCGCCGCGGTCGGCTACGACATGGAGCCGCTGCGGCCGCTCGAGCCGCTCATCGGCGAACGCGACTGCTGGTGCACACCCGACGCCGACGGCTTCGCCGGCAGCGCGTTCTTCGGCGCCACACCGAACCATCCTGCGATCGCGCACGTTCTCGAAACGATCAACGCGCGCGTCGCGCGCGACGGCTGGCATCCGACCATGCCGAACGAAGACACCGGACCGTGGGCATGGGGTGAAGCCTTCGGCCGCTTCCACGAGGACTGCGCCGTTCACGGCATGGCGGTCCTCGGCGACTGGAAGACCGCCTACCCGGTCCGGTACTGGGAGAAGGAGATCTTCGACCAGCCGGTACGACTGAAGCAACGCACACGCAACAGCGTCGTCGTACACCGCTTCGCCGGCTCGTGGTTGAACCCGAAGCTCGACCTGCGAGTGAGGTGATCGCGCATGAACGGCGTACACCTCCTGACCCAGACCGCGATCGTCACCGACCGCGCCGAGCAGCTCGACGACGCCGGCAACATCGTGCGCGACGGCTACGGCAACGCGCAGCTGATTGAGACGTTCCGTACCGTCGCGTTTTGGTTCGAGCAGGACGGCGCCGACGAAGCGCCGCCCGTCGCTGAGCAGACTGGTGTCGGATACTTCCCACCCGGCGATCCGA